AGCAACACCTATAGGTAAACCTTTTGCAAAATCTTTTCCATAATAACCAATATTTTCAAACATAGTTCTTTCTGTAGGTTCATAACCATTAACAGTTAGATTGTGAGATCTATCTTCATTTTTAATATCCAGGTATTTTAAGTATTGTTCTTCAAGACTACTCATTATCTACCCTCTCTTTCATATAATCCAATCAGTTTATCAATCTCACCTATCATTAGATCTATATCATCGTTTGTCATATTACCTGGTCTTGATATTGTTTCATCTCTTAGACCAGTACCAAAATCAAATTTATCTTCAATCATTCCACCTTCTGGTATCATTTTTATATTTTGTATTATTCTTTTTAAGGATCTTAAATTATCGCTAGAATATAAAAATGTTTTACTAACAGTAAATGTTGTAATGTTATTTAGATCTGGATCAGATGCTTTTACAAACTTTATAAATTCTGGTGATGCTAAACTAAACAATTTACCACTTGTTGTTTTGTAATTAAGTAAACTGTTTTCTGATTTTTGTATTAATATTTTTCTTTCATTAATTACTGTTTGATCGTCAACAAGTGTAGCTGCAAAATCTCTAAGTTCTTTTACAGATATACCTGGGTTATTAATATAATGTTCGTATAATTTACCAGATGCAATTCTATATACTTCAAATTTTTCATCTGTTGCTTTATTTTCATCTAATACAACTAAATCTGTTTCTGGATAACCTATAGCTTTTTTAAGTTGTGCATCTGCTGTTCTAAATGCAGCAGACTTTCTTTTTTCTATGCCTAATATTAAGAACGATTTTTGTTTGCTAGTAATTTTTCTATCTTTCCATTGTGCATTAACATCTTCATTACTTAAAGTACCACTTACTAAATCTATTTCTAAACCTAAATATATTTCTGGATCAATAAAACCACCGGCTGTTTCTTCTTCTTCTAAATCTTTTATTAGTTCTACTGCTACATCTTTATCTATTTTTTTCATTTCATCGACTATCTTTTTAGCAGTAGGATAATCGTTATCTAATTTTGCCTGGTAGTAATCTATCTTCATATTACTTACTACTGTACCATTATCAATTTCTTTTGCTTTTTCTCTTTTCTCCTCATCTGCAATAATAAGATCTCTAAATTCTCTTGCTTGTTTTCTAAACTCTCTTTGTTCATTTTCTGGTAAAGAGTTATAAATTTGTTGCATACCTTTATTACCATTAAAGTTACCACTTGTAACTTCATCTACTATTTTAACAGCATCTTCAGCATCTTCTTTAATATCTGGTTGATCATAGAATGTTGTAAGAAAATTCATTTTTTGTTTGATAACTTCTTTATCCCAATCAGATGACCAGGTATCTATATTTTTGTAACCTTTTAAAATTAGCTCTGCTTTTACTCTGTCTTTTTCTAAATTTAAATGTTCATCAATAGTTATTTCTCTTTCTAATATTGGATTATCTGGATCTGTATCATCGTAAATTTTTACTGTTGGTCCATAAGCAACAAATGATTTAGCAATATTATTTACACTTTCTGTTGCATATTCTTTTGTAACACTATCTTTAATAGCTTTGTTTTCTTTTATCTTTGTACTTAAAAAAGAATTGTAAGAAGTATTAGCCATAGTTGCTAATTTAGCTTTTACTGTTACAGCTCCTTCAGCATCTATTTCTAAAAATGATTTTGTGTAACCTTCTACTATTGCATTTAATTCACCCATGTATTGATCTTCTGTATAATTAAATGTTGTTGCATTCATTTCTAGTTCAGACATTTTTTTAGATGCAGCCATTTGTACATCAGCAGCCATAAAATTAACTTGTGCTGCTCTAACTGTTGCATCATAAACATTTGATCCTTTAGGTAATAGTTCTAATCTTTTTTGTGGATCTGCGTTTAGATATTGACTTACCTTTAATGGATTTTCTGCTGCATACTCATATGCTTTTATTTTACTAACATCTTCTGTTTTACCGGTAGCAAATGACAATAGTTGATTTAATCTTTGATCAAGACCACTCTCAACTCTATATTGTTCAAAACCAATACTAGGAAATCCATATGCTTTTATATTAGTACCTTCAAATATTTTTCTTGCCATTATCCTGTTTCAACCTCTGTTGTAGTAGTTTTGTTTTTTTTAAAAATATCTGGCATTTCCATACCTTCAAAACCACCAGCTTGTCCTATAGTTCCAATGTCTGTACCTAATCCAAATATGGCTCCCATGATACCAGCTTGTTTTGCTGCTTTACCAGCCTCTTTTAAATTATGAAATTCTATTAATCCTAAATTGTTTGCAAGTTCTTGATTAATTAATGCAACAGAAAAATCTGCTGAACCAGATCTTAGAGATGCTATTTGAGCTATCTCCATAGAACCTTCCATTGGCATAAAACCACTTGCACCACCTTTTGCTATAAGAGTTGATAAAGATTTATTAGTTGCTTTTAATACTGCAACTCCATCTTCTTTTGCCTCTACTTCTTTTGATTTGTATTTTAGTTTAGCAACATCAGCTTGTGCATCATAATAAGCCTTTTGAGCCATACCAGCTTGATAGGTTGCATATGCTTTACCTATTGATGATACTACTGCTACTATTGCCCAAGGGTTCATTGTCCAACACTCACTTTAAATTCTACTCCCAATAATGTAAAAAACAAAGGTTGTGACTGGGAGAATGTCATCTGTCCTTGTCTATCATATCCTAACATTGGTTTCCTTCTTTTTAATCCTGTAAAAAATTCACCGGCTGTAAACACAAAATCATTACCATTTAATTTAAGATTTTGCGAGAGATATAAATTAACACTAGCCTCTAGTATTCTTTTCTTTTGAGCTAAAATATTACCACTTGATAGTTTTAGTTCTACAGGCATTGTTTTTATTTCTGGTGTATAATTTATTCCTACTTCTACATAACTTGTTGGAAGAGTAGTTATAACTGCCTTACCACTAGATACTGTAATATCATTATGCATACTATCATCTATAATAACTTTTAATGTTTGGCCTTCTAAATGAGATAGACCAGTTAACTCTGCACCTACCGGAGTATTTGCAACTCCACCCATAGCAGCATGAGATGAACATTGATAATGTAAAGTAGGAGCTCCACTAGCTACAACAATTTGTGTAAAGGCCCCAGCTTGTCCTGGAGTACCATTGGTAGTTACACCAGTAGTATAAGCTGTAGTTTTATTAGCATCTAAATAAAATCTAAGAGGATGACCAGAGTTGCTACCATCTGATTGATCAAACTTATAAGTATGTCCTTCGTATAAATTAAGTGTAGGTTGTTGTGAACCATCTATAAAATACTTATTAGATCCAGATACATTTTGTACTGTTACTGCTTTTGTAATTGTAGATGCGTTAGTCAAACTAGATCCACTAAATAATTTAGCACTATCTGTTGTATTATCATCGTTAAAACATTCTACATTATAAACTGTTGCACTATTGATAGTTCTTTTTACTACAAAATAAATATGATCAACATCTACTGCAACATTTTCAAACTCTCCACTTGTTGTAGATAAAGATGGAGCTATAACATTTTGTCCTCTAAGTATTGAGTATGTAGCTAAGGATCCATCATTACCATTTACTATTAATAATAAATCACCATCATCAGTTGATGTAGCTTTTCTTAATGCCATATCACTAGGTGATTTTAATAAATGAGATGATAGTAAAGATATATTGTTTGATATGTATGATAACTCTACATCACTAAATAAAAACTCTCTTAATGATTTACCAGATCGTTGAATAAAAAGAGTTCCACTTTCAGCTCCAACTGGTTTGATACCTTCTTGAGCTCCTCTTTTTGTTGCACCATTAATTACTACATTAGAAGGAGTAATAGGATCTAGTGTTGATTGTGGTAAAAAAAACTCTCCACCTTTTGTAAAGATTTGTAAATCTCTTCCAGAAAACATTCCTGTAATAGCATTAACACTATCAGTTGCTATGGTTACATCTATAGCATCATCATCTAATCCTTCTCCAGGATTAAAATCAAAAAATCTTGCAACTCTAGAACCAAAGATTGTATTAGGTCTAGATTTAGATCCACCAAAATATAATCTACTTTCATGAAATGTAACTGTTCTAGGATAGCCTCTACTATTGGACCAGGCTACTTCGTAACCACTTTCTAAAAAAGTTGATCCAGATGCTATTGCACTCGTATTAAAAAAAGGTATTTCAACTATTGCCTCTACAGATGTATTAGATACAAATCTAGTTATTCTTGCTCTTCCTAATCCATCATTAGTTTCAACATATTGATTGACATGGCCAGAATTAAAAAAAGATCCACCGGCAGTTAAAGTTATATTTCCATCTACAGCACTAGGAGTAATAGTTTGATTGATTGTTGTGTTAGTAATACTAAAAGCATGAAATGGAGTATGATCAAAAGTAATATCTGATATTGTCCAGGATGTATCATTAGCTCCTCTTACTATTTTTTTAGGAGCCATATCTTCATGTACTACAATAAGAGTATCTGCTGATTGTGTAAAATCCATAGTAGATAATCTTGCAGAAGTAATTGTTGTAGTTAAATAATCATTACCGGATGAATTAATGTTTGTAAGTAAAACTTTGTTTTTGTACACATACATTCTGTTATGAGTAAACAGTAACATATAACTTTGTGTTGTAGAAAATTCAAAAGGTACTAACTTAACTCCATCTTGTGGGTTTGCTGTTGATGGTATTGTACTTATGAATTGTAAACCTGGTCGTCTTTCTGCACCACCTTGTGGTTGGATAAGTATGTTACGAGCCTTTTCTAGGCCATTGTAATATTGATTTATATCTATTCTTGATTTTAGTAATGGATCTAGTTCACCAGTTGTAAAGTTTGTTTGTATAGTTACAGCTCTGCTCATTATCTAACATCGGTCAATGGGAAATCTGTTATTGTATAATTAGGTTTACCTCTGCCATCGACATTAGTAGCTTGTCTAAAATATCCACCTCTACCATTTTCTGGTTCAGTTCCTACAGCGACCTTCCTCCAATAATCTGATTTTGTTATTTGATCTGTTACTGGTTCTGCAAGATGCCAGGCCATCATATAAACTAATAATTGTACAAAATAAGAAGGCATCAATCCCTCTGTAATTACACTAGAAATATAATCTACATAAATATTTTCTTCATTTGTAAATATAGCTGGACCAGAATTAGTATATGCTAATTCATAACTTTGTATTGGCAACACTCTTGTTGAGCTTGAATTGTAAACTTGTAATGGAGTACCAGATAAAGCATTACTTGGTAACTTATATTCGTATGTCCATTCATTGACCGGAGTAACACCGGCTGTTTTAGATAATTGTTCTTTTACTAATGCAAAAGACCATGGATACATTGACAAGGTATTTCTTTTTACTGTTTCATAAATATTATTACAAACAGCAGCAGCATCATTTGTTGTATCAGTAAACGATGATATTGTATCAGCACCTAGCAAATTTAATGCCTGGTTACAGATTTTTACATTTGTATCTCCACTTGCCATAATAAACCTTTACTAAAGGAAGAGGCCCACTTAGGGGCCTCCTCACATTTATTTATTAGTCTGCGTCTGCGACTGTAATAGCTTGTCCATCAGAAACATCTACTACACCACTAGCATTACTTAACACTACTACTAAATTAGCAGTAGGAGTATTGCTGTCATATACATAGATTAAATCACCGACTTTCAAAACATCAGAGGCACTATTAAAGTAACCTTCCGAGTTTACAGTTGCGATAGCATCTGCTGATTTATAGCTCCACATTTGAGGAGCATTCCCAGCTTTTGATTGACCACCTATTGGTTGTAGTCCACTTTGTGCATAAGCCATAATTATTCTCCTCTCCTATTAGCTTTCATCACAAGTTATTTTTACAATACCTTCGTCATCGATAGCTACTGCACCAGCACTAAACATTGAGTTTACTAAGAACGAAGTTTTCTCCGGAACATAGTTGATCTCAGTTTTTTGTGCCATGTTAGTTGCCATACCAACTGCTGATCGATGGAATGCAAAAATTGACCTGTCATTTGTTGATAGAGGTAAGCCACCTTCATCCCTGTCGCCTAAGATATAAAATCTAAAGCCTAAGAATGTGTTGATCTCACCAGATACTAATGCCTTAATTGATGCAAAATCACCAGATATTGCTCTCTCATCACCTAGTAATCCAGATAATGAATTTGCATGACAAATGATATGTCTGTCGTCAAAAGGAACATTTTTTGCGTCAAGAGCTTTTTTCGCAGCTATTAACTTTCCAACATTCAAGTTTGAGTTCGCAGCACTACCAGTTGTTACTACATTTTTTGCAACAGTTGATGGTGAAGATGCAGCATTAATTGCATCGATTATTAATTGGTCCATTCTACGACCAATCGCCTTACTGACTACTTGGACAAGTTCTTGTCTTTCGTCAAAGTTTACCTTCGCTTGGTGGAAGATATCTGAGTATTCAGCAGCATTGTAATCACTCATTGTAGCTGTAACTTGCGAGTAAGTTACATTCAATGGAGTAACATCTGTCTGTGGAATACGAGCAGTTGCACTTCCTTTTCCTAACTTAGGAAACTTATATGTTTGCCCTTGTACACCTTGTCTTAGCCTTACACATCCAAGAATTGAGCTTTCACCTTGGTATGCTTGTTTTACCTCAGCATCGAACAAAGTAACGAAGGCATTCGTTATTGATTGTGCCATTGTTTCTCCTTTGTTAACACATTTATTTATTTACACTCAGTTGTCTGGTAAAAAAGCCAGGCTGACATTAGTGTACTTTCACACTAGCCAGAAGGCCAAAAGAAATTTTGGTTATCTCCGATTACAAATTAATCGTTTTCGAAACAATAATCAAGTCTTATATTTCGCCTGTATTAACTTTTCCTGGAAAGGCTCTAGCAAATTGTTCTTCTACTTTTCTTCTAAAGTTCGCATCTGTTTTGTATTTAGGATCTTTTACTAAATCATACAGTTCATCATTACTAGGTAATCCATCTACATCTATAGGTGATGTTGGTATTGTTTGTTCTCCATAATACTTTCTAACTTTGTTCAAAGCATTAATACCATTTGCTGTAGCAGCGAATACTTTAAACTCGTTAAAATCTTCGTCTGACCATACACCTTTTGCTACTAAACCTTGGCCCCATGTTTTAATACCTTTAATAATTTGATCTGCATTTGGACCTAAAGACTGTGTTTCTTGTTCTATATTAATAGTATCTTCTTCTTCTTGAGCTACAGATAGTTCTTTAAATTTACCTACAAGTTCATTAAATGCACCTTGAGTAGGTTTATATTTATCTGCCCACTCTAAAAAATATTGTGCTAACTCATCGTTATCTACATCAACATCTTCTAATGCATCCATCTCATATTCTTTAGGAGCTTTGTGTTTACCCATAGAGAATTGTTTTTGTAACTCAGTATAAGAATTATTTAACTCTTCTACTTTTACTCCAGACTTAGGATCCCAAAATTTATTTTCTAAATATTCTGGTTTTTCTAATTTTTCTTCTTTTTCATTTTCGTATGTTTTATCTTCTGCTTTCTCTTCTTCTTTATGAGGTACAGAAGTTTCGTTTGGATCTTGTTCTTCTGGTTGATCATTAACAGGAACATTAGACATCAAACCTTCTTCTTGTTGTAAGTTTTCGTCACTCATGATTTCGCCCTTTCTATGCGTTGTTGTATTTCTCTGATGACACTATTTTGTCCTTCTCTAACATAACCAAAAGAGCTGTCACCACCAGGAACCCAAGTAGGTTGTTCTAAAGTTTTTTTTATTAAAAACTGTAAACACTTCTTACCTTCCTCTGTTTCGAATGTTCTAGCAAAAGATTTATCGATTGCAAATTGTTCATCCTTTTGTTCTATTGGTTTGTTTGTTCCTAAAATTTCTAATCCATCCCAGCCTTGTTTTGCCATTATGCACTAACCTCTCCTTCAACTGCTGTTGCCGGTTCTTGCACCGGAGTTTCACTTGGAGGAGGTGGAGGTGCAGCCGGAGCTCCACCACCTTGATCAAAAGCTGCTGATGCTTGTTGACTAAACATCTGCATACTCTGTTGTACGATAGCCTGTTTTTCTTCCGGACTATTTCTTAAACTAGATGGTATACCTAATTTATCACCTATAAACTCTGCCATACTGTCTGGTTTTATTTCTGCTACACCACCAGGGCCTAATGCATTTGCTATTTGGAAAAATTGCATAACTTCATTTACCTCTTCTAAATTTTGTGCTTTCGCTAATGGACTTACAGGCACTACCTTAACCTCTAAGCCATTAACTTTTAAAGGGAGTTGTATTAAACCTTTTTCATCCATTATACCTAAAACTCTTGATACAATAGGAACCATGGTTTCTGTTATCAATCGACCAAATGCTGCACCAAGATTTTGTGCAAGTTCTTTCATTCTCTCGACAATCTCTGTAGCAGATCTAGCTGACATATTATCTGGAGGTAGTGTGTCATCTAACAATGTTTTTTTAATATTCATTCTTAGATCGTTGATAACAATTTGTGAAACATTGAAGTCACCAGATCTTGGTAATGGAGCTAATGATGCACCTTGTGGTCCACCATTTCTTGCAACAGGAATAATCGATCCAGGAGCTATTCTTATATTAGATGGATTTATTACTCCATCATCTGCTGCTGTATAAACACCACTACAAGCTATCGATGCATTTTTTAATAATAATTCTAAAGTTTTGTTTAATGTTTTTACATCTGGTATTGCAGTAACTAATGGTCCTCTACCAAATACTTCACCTGGTATCTTCATATATCTTGCAACAATCCATGGAGTATTTTTCATTCGTCTAAATACTAACTCACTTTTAGTTGCGTCATGTATAATATGATAACAATAATCTTTTCTTTCTGTATCTAATATTACAGCCTCAGTAAGTTCTATCATTTCTTGAGGTTTGTTTTCTATTGTTCTTTGTAATGATGGTGGAATATCTGCATCTGGATATTGTCTAGATAATGCCTCAGCTCTAACTTTATATTTTCTATAAACATTATCTACAGTACCATGTGGTCCTTCTTCTAATGCAATTAAGTATTGTGGTACTGGTGTAAATTGTATTGGATTAATATCATCACCAGGTTGTATTAACATAACTGCTGTACCCACACAGAGATCAAGCAAAAATTCACCTATAGCTAAATCAAAATTAGATTGTCGGAGGATTGTAAACATTTTATCTAAATATAAATCTAATGCTTGTTGTACTTCTGCTCTTCTCTCTGGTGGTATATCATTCCCAGGTTCTAGTCTGCACCACTTTTTATAGGGAGGAAATAGGCCAGACTGTATTCTATTAGCGAACCTTTGTGTGGAATGAATGGCTGTACTGTCAAAGACCATGTTCATTTTATTTTGTCCAGGAACATTGCCTTCATAGTAACCTTCATATAAATTTCTTTGTGGTAATGCGTAACGATAACAATCTTCGTAGATTGTTCGCCATAACTCTTTACGAGCAAATGCTTTCTTTGATCTATCTGAAACTTCTTTTGCGTTTAAATGCATTATGTACTTGCCTTATTGTTTGCAGCAAACTTAGCTGCTGCCTCTTTAGAACCAAAACCCCATTTTTTTAATGCAAGTTTTAATCTTGTTGGTTTACCATCTTTCTCTAATGGTCCTTTTACTTTTGAAAATCTAGCTGCAAAAGAAATCCTTCTTGGATTTTTCCCAGAAGAAACTGGAGCCTTCACTCCAAATTTTTTTCTACCGGCATCGTTTAATCCACCGGATGGGTTCTGAAATCTTTTTGCAACCATATCAAAAGAATATTCCTCCTAATACAAAAGAGATAATTATAACAGAGATAAACCATTTATGTTCTTTTGCTCTTCTCTTCCACTCTCTAGGAGTATGTCCAAATATAATCATAACTAAGCCTTCTTTTTGTTTTTCTTAGCAGCAGTAATTATATCACCTCTAGTAATTTTATTTTTATCACCATACATACCAGCTAACTTTTTTTTAGCCGGAGATTTTTTTTTCATTTTCATTTTATACATTATGTTACCAACCCTTCTTTTCTTCTTTTCTTTTTAGGAAACCCAGCCTCCATGTTAGCATAACTCTTAGCAGTTATTGTGGATTTCTTTTTTGTTCTAGATGTACCAGCTTTTTTTCTTTTGTTTATATTGTAGTACAAACCTTTCCTTGCTGTTTTTCCAGATTTAGTTTTATGAGTATGATCCATTATTTCTCCTCTCTTTGTTTTTTACATTCGCAATCTTTTGTACACTCACAAGATTTTTTTAATTTTATAAACTTGGGATTACGAATATATTCTGGCATACCTCTGTCCATATTAACTTCCTAACTTATCTCCACCTCTAGGATTTCTTATTGGACTATAATCTGCTGTTAGAGATGTATTATCACCAGCTAGTCTGCCTCCTACTAATGTAGATGTTCTTGTTCTTGATCTTCTTCTTTTTCTTAATACTCTAGGTGCAACAACTTTTTCTTTTGGATCAGTTATTTTTTTTACTTCTTCTCTTCTATCTTCAATAGCTGATGTTGGTGCTGGTGGTCTTGATGGGGCAACCACTCTTGTAATTGGTGAAACTACTCTTCTAATTATTTTTGGAGCTCCTCCCATTATGTTATCCTTTCATCCTGGTATGGATTTCTAACACTATCTTCCATCATGTTAGTTCCAGTTCCTAACATTGGATTAGCTCTATCTTGTGAAAACAACAATCTACCACCACCTCTTCTAGCTCTAGCTTTGGCAGCAATCTTTCTTTTTTCTTTTTTTTCTTCTGCCTCAGCTCTAGCATCTCTTTGATCTAATAATTGGTTAGATCTCTCCATTGCTGGAGGTGGAGTATACTTTGGTGTTTTAAACAATGAACCCATATTAAAATATCCTACTGTACATTATCATATCTTTTTTATCAAAGGAATATTTTTTTAACACTCCTTCACGACTAAAATATATACTTTCTATCCATTTGACTGCTGGAACATTGTGAGCACTAACTGTAACATGAAGTCTATGTAAATTTAATTCTTCTGCTGCATGAACCATAAATTTTAATGAACCTTTATGAAATCTTAATCTATGTTTTTTTATTAATACTTGATCCGGTATTAACCATAACTCAGCAACTCCAGGCCATTGGGGTACTATACCAAAACAAACAATAGGTTTACCTTCATCTAATACTGTAAATGCGTAACCAGATTTAGCTGCATCATCTAAATATTCTAGATAGTTTGGTATCTGATTAACATGAGATTTATCTATAGGATGTAAGTTCATCAGATTTAATAAATAAGATTTGAATGGTAATACTATAAGTTTATTTCCATCCAGGTTGAATAGGCTCTCTAGTGTTTGCAATCTCAAATGTGGCTCTTGTTCCATTGGGTATTTTTAATTTTTGCATTCTATCTTCTGTGGCCCAAACTGTAAACTGTTTATATAATACACAGTCTGTTCTCCACACTAATACTAACCATTTTCTTTTAAGATCTGTGCGATCTGTTTCCATAATCTCCAATCCATATAAACTCCTGGCTCTGCAAAATCTTCTACTAAAATTAATAAATCAGCAGATCCTTTCCATTTTTTTATTGTTGCAAAACCCTTACCATCTTTTCTTGCCTTAACTTCACAATTTAATCCATCTAATAATTTAACTTGTACATCATGTGGAAAGTCTTGTAGAGCTCCAGACAATGGTTGCCTTCTAGCTTGTATACCTAAGTCTTGAAAAAGTTTTACAATTTTTCTTTCTACTCTAGTACCTTTAATTTTTGATTTACTACTCATCTATCCCCATTGTTCTGCCATAGCCTCTGCAATCCCAGTCCAAAATCTACTTCTTTCTTTCCCAGATCTTGGTAACCATCTGCCTTTATTTTTATTAGTATGTTTGTATCTACTGGTTCCACTTTGTATAAATGTTCTTACATTTTTTTTATCTATAATATTTGTTGGTTTTAGATTTGGTAAACCTTTTAACCACAATCTTGTCTTTTTACTAAATGGATGTCCATACTCGTATGGTTGTATCTCTTGAGAAAACTCTGGCATATTAAATACTCTTAAAGATACTGGATTTTCTATAGCAACTTTATCACAAGAATGATTGTAGAATTGCATAAAAAATTTTTTACCTTCTAATCCTTTTTGGTATCTATCTTGGTCCATCTGACCTTTCTTTGGATATAATCTACACGCACCAGCATTTGATAGATAAGTACATGGTGGATGAGCTATAATCATATCCCAATCATCTAACAACAAATCTGTTACATCTCCTTGTATATGTTGTCCTGGAGTTTCACTTGGTAGTATATCACAACTCCATGCATTGTGTCCTCGCTTTGCAAT